TTATTAATTATTTCAGCTTTAATTCTTTCCTGTTCTGCACCTGTAGCACTTGATACTTGATCTTCTAGTATTTTATTATTAGCTTGAAGGTCTTCTATCTTATCATTATAAGTATTATTAAACTTATTTATTTTATGATAAACCTTAGCATTACTGAGTTGATTATCCACCAATTCTCTATCTGCTTCAGATATCTCATCATTGTTAACCCACTCACTAAATTTAACAGGTTTTTCTCCTGGTTGTACATTTACATCGTAGAATATGGGAATATCCTCTATTTCAGATAACCACTCTTCTTCTACTTCTGGGTCAGTAATAAAGCTGAAGAAATCTTTATTACCAAAGTTTTCTTTAGCAAATTCCGAGCTCACTTCTCCAGGAGAATATGACTGATTTATGTCTCCATCTGAAGTAGTAACACTTTGACTTACTACATTAACAGTGCTGTTTTCTAAATCATCATTAGTGATTTTATTTGAACCAGAAGAACCATTTCCTACATTATCTGTATAAGGAGTCAGTGATTTTTTAGATTTCATAAAATCAAAAATATCAGCACTTGTACCAGAGTATCCTAAAATTTTTCCTGTAATATAGTCAGCCTCAAATATCGCTTTACTAAGATTTTCTAACTTTTCTGGATCTCCTCCAGTAGCAGTAATCTGATTAAATTCTTGATTATATTGTTGTTTACTATCTTCTAGTTTTCCAATTAAATCGGAGAAATATTTTTTCTCTTCGTCTGTTTTAGCTTTTTCTAATCCTGCTCTAGCATTATTTAAATCAGAATCTATAGAATTTAAATAATTTATTATAATGCCTTCTGCATATCTTCTTCTACCGTCAGGACCTCCCATACTTCGAGAGTTTACATAATACTCATCTCTTGCATTATCTCTTAAAGAATTTTTAAAATAATCAGACTGAGCTAAGTGTTTATATAATTCTGAATGTAATTGATCTTTATTTTTCCACTCTTCTTGAACTGTTGTTTTAAGTCTTTCTCGTGTATCAGCATCTAACCATGTCCAACCAGAAATAGTATCTTGAGCTATTTCCCATGAAGGAGCCGCCTTAGAAAGTTCTTCTGTCTTTTCCATTAATTCTTTTTCTCTATCTATATTTCTAGGAGAGGAGTCAAAAGAATTATAAGAGCCAGTACTTCTATCATAAGCAGCTCCTCCCTTTTCAGCATACTCTCCTAAAACTCTTTGTTCCCAATTTTTAAATCTAGTTTCGTCGAGATCCTCTTTTTCCACCATCTTTCTCATAATCTCTCTATCTTCTGAAAATTGTGCTTTTCTTTGTCGATATAAAGCAATTTCAGGATCAGAGTTGTAGATCTTATTTAGCCTTCTTAATTCTTTAGCAGCATTTCTGTAGTCTTTATCCTTTAATAGATTAGTTGTAAGTCCTTCTTTAAATTGATCAAATTCAGCACTAATTTGTTGAGCTCTTTCTGCATCTGCAGGCAATGTAGAAAAATCAAAAGCAGCCTCATCTATGACTTGTTGTGTTAAGTCATAAGTTTGTTGCATTTGAGATAAAGGTGCTGCAAACATTGTAAAGTCTACAGAACTTGGTGTATATTTAGCAGGAGTATATCCTTGAAATTTTGGACTTCCGTTCGGCATCTTAATCTTTTTTATTAAGCAAATTTACAAATTGTTTTCCTAAAGAGTTGTATTTCAACTGATAGTCAGGAGCCATCATATTAGTATACGCTAGTCCCATTTTGTTAGCTTCCATCTGTTGACCTATAGCTCCTATGTCTGACATACCTTGTGCTAACATTGCTTGTTGTGCAAATTTCTGTGCCATATTAAGTTGGTCTGCGGCTTGTGTAGACATGGTTTTCATTTGTGCATTTTGTGCAGAAGTCTGATAATCCAACATAGCCTGTCTGTTTTCCTGCTCTTGGATATTTTTAGCAAATCCTTCTTGCATACGTCCGTAAGTACTTGCTAAATTAGCAGCATAAGCTCCAGGATTTCCAGCACCTCTTAAGCCTTTTTGGAGTCCTGAGTATAATCTACGTCCTTCTTTATTAGCCTCAGAGTAATCGAACTGAGGAGCTTCTAATGGATTATAGTATCTATCAGCACTAGTTTGTTCTGGATTTTGCAATCCTTGATATATATTATAAGCAGCAGGAGCCATAGATAAAACACTTCCTATTCCTTGATTATAATCAAGTTCTTTAAGCTGACCCTCTTGAGGTCCTTGCTTAATTACATTATTATTTGAGTTATTTCCCTGACTAAGATATCCCAAAGCAGTATTAAAATCCATTTGGCCTGGGACATTAGAAGCTCCTAACATTGAGTTTACTCCCGAAAAAGCAGTTTGAAATGGATTACCATTATCAAACATATTTCCTCCATATTTAAAAGAAATAGGTTCTCCTGTAGAAGTAACTCCGTAATTAGTTCTATATTCTGGAGCAACGTATCCTGGAGGATTGGCTAAATCTTCTGTAGATAATTTAATTCCTAATTCTTGAGACTTCTTAATCAAAGCATTTTCTACAGTACTAAGGTCTTTTTTCCAAACATCAAAAGATTTTTTATTACCTCTCTGTGAAGCGTAAGGACTTTGAGATAATATATCTTTTCTTCTAGAAAGTAGTTTTTCTAATTCTGGCGGATATGGACCTCCTTCTCCTCTAGTTCCTCCATTTCTTTGTACATTAGGAGCACTTATACCTGCTTCTTCTTCTGTGAATACAGGAACTCCCTGAGTATAAGGTTGCAAATATCCTGCTGGTAATGACCACTGTTGGCCTGTTTCAGGATCTTTATATGTAGTCATTTTGACTTTTTTAGGCAAGCCTAATTCTTGTCTCTTTTTTACAGCGTCTAGATAAGAATCTTTATAAAAATTCCACCCAGGATTATTTACTCCTTGATAAGTTCTTTCGCCTGTTTCAGGATTGAGAGTTCCTGTCCAACCATATTTATAATCAAGTAACCTTTGACTTGCTTCTGGCAACTCGTAAAATCCTACATCTTTATCTCCTAATTTATAAGTTTTAGTTCTGTATTCAGGTTCTGTTACAGGTTCTCCTGGACCACCATTTCCAAATTGTTGAGAGTTAGTAATATTTCCTAACATACCTCCTATTCCTGGAACAGCAGCAGACGCTCCTCCTAAAGCAACTTCTCCTAAAACGTCTCCTATATTTGCGTTTGTACCCACATTTTGCAGACCTGCTCCCACAGCTCCCATACCTGCTCCTACAAGAGTTCCTACTCCAGGAATCATAGAAGCTAAACCAGAGGCTGCTTTAAGTCCTGTACCTATACCTCTCATAACTCCTCCAAAATCATACATAGTACCCCCATAAGTCATAGGCATCATACCCATCTCAGGAGCCATTGGTTGCCCTTCCATGCCTCCTTGTTCAGCCATCATTTGTTGTTCCATCATCATCTGCTCTTCTGGAGAAGGGCCTTGAGGCTGATTTGAGGCCATTAAAGCTTGCATGTACTCAGGATATTCTTCATTAAGTTTTGTAATTTCTTTTAAGAATTTATCTTCTTTCTTTTGAGCGTCTTTAGCATTTTGCATTTCAGTAAGTTCTTTATGAGCTGAGATAAATCCTGCAAGCTCTCTGTTTTTAGAATTTTCTTCGATATGATCTCCAACTCTTTTTGAATCAAGTCTTAGGATTTCTCTACCGATTTTATTTAATTTCTTTCCTACGTACTTATTAGGAATATTATATTTAGTAGCAATCTCTTTAGTCATTACCATATCATCATTATTAGTAATGATAAAGTCTTCTCCTGTAGAAGGATCTTTAACTTTTAATTCCCCCTCTTCTACAAGATTAGGTTGACCATTTTTGCCAATTCCTTGTGGAATTCCTCCTAATGGATTTTCTTCATGAGTACCGCCTTCTCCAAACTCTGTAATAGGCATACTCATTTGGCCTCCATCATTAAAAATAATTCCTCCATATTTAAACTGTGGGGCTCCTCTTTGCAAGAGTTGGTCTAATCCTGCAATCTTATTTTCAGAAAGATTAAAATCTCTTGAACTTAGATAATCAGGTTGATTTGCATTTTGTTGATAATACTGAGAAATTAAACCTTGAGTATTATCAGCTTCAAAAACTCCTACAGGAGTAATTTGAGGGGACAGGTAAGAGATGTTTCCTTTATTTTTATTTTCAGGATTAGTAGTTTGAGGAGTATTTTTATTTTGAACTGTAGGAATAGAAGTAGTAGGCTGACCTGTTGTATTAGCTGGTTTAAAATTAGTAGTAGCAAACTGATATCCTTTAGCAGTATTTAGTCTTTTATTAATTACTTCTTCAGAAGGCATTTTACCAAAACCTGCATTAGCCCTTGTAAGAAGATAAGCAGCATCTTCTATATTATTTATATTATTATAATCTACATAAGGAGTTAAATCCTGATATTGAGGTTTATTAAGATCTAGTCTAGACAATGTCTGCATCCTTCTTTTCATAAAAACTGCAGCCACCTTTGCTTGTATTTGAGGATCTATATCTAATAGTTCAGGATTATTTACCAAATCTACTCCTATTTCATCGCCTATTTCTTTATAGCTTCCTTTTCCTGTGAGTTGATTAAATCCTCTTCCCCTATAAATCCAACCTTCTTCTGGACTCTCATTTCCTAATTTTTTCCCATATACAAATCCTGCTAACTTTTTTGGATTTTTAGCATACTCTTCTGCAAGTTTATTATAATAATTTTTCCCCTCACCTTTAGGAACAGCTTTCCCTGTAGTGGAAAATGCATCCCAAATTTCAGGTAATCTCTCTTTAGAATAATTCATATTCTCTGGAGTTCCTCTTAATCCTCCTTCAGACATAATGATGGCCATCATTGCTTGTTGCATATAAGGATTGGTGATTCCTGCAGAATTTAATTCTTGAATAATCAAATCTTCTACTTCTGCTTGTGAACCATAACTCTTTTTTACAGTATGTACTGGGGTAGCATTTTTATTCAATACAGCAGTACGCTTTTCTACATCTCCTTGAGATAGTTTATGATACGTGTTATTAATATTCTTATACCAAACTCCATCTTGTAGTTTATACTTAACTCCATTATAAGTATACAGACCATCTTTAGGACCACCGTTACCAAAAGTATTAGCAGGAATCTCTGAGGTGTTTCTAAAAATAGGTGTACCCGAAGATGGATAGTTCCAAGTAGGAATATTAGGTACGCCTCCATTAGCATGTTTAACAGCTTTAGGTTTACCTCCAATACTAACAGACTGGTGTCCAGGAGTCTTAGCAAATTCTCCTGAAGCATGTCCGTAAGCTAACCAAGCTTTATAGGCCTTATTACTTTTAAAATCCATTTTAATATATTTGTATATCAAAGAAATGTATAATTCTATTAAGAATTAATTCTTTATTATAAGTATTATCAAAATATAAAGTTAGTACAAAATGTGTACTTCTCAAACGATCTTTCTTTGAAGATAAAGAATTTCTAGGAATTTTCAATCTCCATTTGTCGAATCTTCTTTTTATACGTTCTAAATCTGTTATTTTTCCAGTGTCCTGATACTCAGTCTGGACTCTAAAACCTGTTATTGTTTGTGTCCTATCTATTACTTTAGAATCATTTCTTACAATAGAATTAAACTCGACCCATCTTAGAATTTTATTTATATCAGCTGCTTCATTAAGAACTAGTTTAATATAACATCCTTTAGTAGTTCCATAAAAGCTTCCCCAGTTTCCAGAATTTTCTAAATATACTTGTTCTTTATCAGAGGGATTTACTGATAGTAGGATATTATTATTTTCTATAAATCTCGTAGTATTATTAGAGTAGAAACTTGTAAACTGTTGCATTAACTCATCATATACTAAAGTCACTGTTTTATTTTCTTCAGTACTAGATGTATCTAAGAAAGTGAAAATCACTTCATTGTTAATTTTATCTTTGGCAATATGCACTCCTTTCCCTAATACAGGATTATCCCCACCATTTTCTTTTCTGAGAAGTACTCCTGAGTCAAAAGCATTTAAAAAACTATGAATACCTTTTATTTCTGAAAGAGGATTATTACCTTGTCCAATTAAGAATTGCTTTTTGTGTATTCCATCAAAGTAATAAATACCAGAATCAGTAGCTTTTACACCCCATTGATGAATAGAGCCATGTTCTGTTGATATATAGATATGATCTTCAATACCTTCTCCTGAACCTAATTCTGTAGGAATTCCATCAGCTGCTGCAATAATAGCTCTTGGGTTTATAGAGTATCTTCCTACAGCAGTATCTTGGAAGAAGTGTACAAAGTTGTTAGAGTCTACGATTTTATTAATTGGTCCGTGATCGTCTACATCGTAATAATTATTAATTCCAAACTGTGTCCAAGAATCTGTTTCTTCTTGGTTTATTTTAACATTTGATATGTATGCTCTAATATCATTTACATTAGAATTACTATCAAAAGCACTAGGTTTTACAAAAAATACTACATCTTTACTATCTCTGGAATAGACAGAGTTGTATGTATTTAGATACATATTCAAAGATTTAGCATAAGTAGTCTCTGAGTTATTTGTCTCCTGTCTCCATTTCTCATCTAAGACTCCTGAAGAACCTCCACTTACAGATTTCTTAACTCCTCTTTGCACTGTAGCCCCCCAAGGCAAACTCAAATTAACCTTACTTTCAATAGGTAAGGTAATTGTAGATGTTCTATTAGAATTAAACACCTGAGCTGTTGCAACAGCATTTTGATAATATTTATCCCAAAGCCAAGCAGACCCATCTTGGAATGTCCACATGTCTATAAAAATATCTCCTCCAAATACAATAATAGTATCCGAAGTACCTACTGAAGGTTTTTCTATAAAAGGACTTGCAGGGATAAAAGTGTTAGATTCTAAAGCATCTTGAGTATATCCTCCATAAACTTCTAATCTTGGTATTAAAATATCTATAATTGGAGTGCTTATTAATCCATCTGCAAAAGTAGGACAAGCCACAGGTCCTCCAGTTCCTGCATCAAAATTACCAGTTTCAAAATAATGGTAGCTAGGAGTAGTTACTATTGGAGCTCCTGTTAAAAAATCAGTTGCTATAAATTCCATAGTCCCAGTGATCCCTGAGTTTCCTTTATAGAACTCAGTTGCCGCATAACTACTAGGACCTGTACTGTGATCATTAAGGAATGTGGATTCATCCATTGTAGTATAGAAATTTCTGAAATAATAACTTTGATCTACATTAGCATTATCGTATCCGTTATATTTTCCAATTTCTAATTCTAACTCTTCGGACATTATTGTGTCATCTTGAGCATTTTTATCAAAAAGTATGTGACTATTTTCTCTCCATTTTTTAATATATTCAATACCTCTTTCATTAGTAGCATATCCACCAATAGCAGTAGTTTTATTAACAGTTTTTGTGGATCTTAGTTTTCTTCGATAATCTCCAAAATTACCTCCAAGATTTTCAGTAACAGCAGCTGTTGCTCCAAGCTCTTGAAAATAGTTAGTATTACTTAAAAGATTTCTAGTATAAGTATCTTTATTATTAGATGAATAATATTCTGAGTACCTTCCTGTGATTAACAGGCAAGAACTACTATTGATATTATTAATAGTATCTTCAAATTGATAAGATATTTCAGGAGAATAAAAAGTAAGGAATGATCCGTATATAGGATAAACAGAGGTTCCTACTCCTGGTCCGTTATTTTGAATTGTGGCAAAATTACCATTTACACCAAAATCATATTTTGTGGCCGCAGGTCTATTATCTGTAATTGCAGAGAATAGATGAACTATATCATCTGTACCATCAGGTCTTAAATCATATACTCCAGATATTCCTGGAGGGGAGCCTACTGGAATTTTAGCAGCTGCTCTCATAATACCTGAGCATAATCTATGAGTATCATCAATCGTTCTTTCTAGTCTGACGATTTGATAACCCGTTAGTTCAGAAAATAGAGTAGGACATGTAGAAAAATCTATGGTGAATTTTACTCCCAAGGACAATCCAAAAGTATTACCTGCACTTAGTTCATATGCTACAGGATAATAGTTTAATACTCCTGGAATAGTATCAGCACCATTAACATCAGAAATATCAGGGAACTTGATATCGCCTATATATTGGACGAAAGAAGCTTCTCCTTTTTTATTATAAAAAACAATTCCAAATCTATAAGTCTCTCCTCTTTTGTATCCTTTAAGAAGCCCTGATACAAAAGGAGACCCATTATTATCAAAAGAATTATTTATATAAGTATACCCATCATTAAGGTTATGGGTAGTAACGGATCCAGGAGGAAGACTGTGATACTCAGGAGTACTTGCTCCATCTATTTTATACTGTTCTAAATGAAATTCATAAGAGATATTAGGACCTTCTCCACCAATAGTAGTTCCGTCTGCTTTATATTTAAATTGTTTATCTGTGTGCCACTCTGTATCCCAGTGAGCATCTGAATTATATCCTAAATTATTAGCTAACCCATAGGAAGAATCTAATTCTGCGTTAAAAGCATTTTTTAGTTTTTTTTCTTCTATCTGTGCTGGAGTCCCTGTTAAAGGAAATGGTAGTGCTAGTCCAGAATTATAACGAGCTGTCCTAGCATCAAAAGTCTCTCCATTTCCTAATAACTCATCTATATCAAAGTAGCTTCCTTTAATATTAGCTACTATCAATGAATTATCTTTAGGAACTAATGTTTTACAAGTTTTAAAAGCATACTGTTTAGTAGTATAGGAATATGTTTCCAAATCTATTATAGAACCTTCGTTACCTGTGTGTAAAAAAGATACAGATGTAGCATTATTTATACCTTTAGTTTCTATTGATTGTACTAAAGGACTTGCTGTAATACTATCGTAAAAAACAGAGATTAATTCGATTGAGTCGAAATCTCCATAATTAGAAGTATCAATTGTAATTTGATGTGCTTTTCCTACAGGAACATTTATAGCATTTCCAGAATATTGTCTTACATCCACAACATTTTCAGAACTATTACTTGTGTGGATCATATTTCCTGGAGGAGATATTAAAGTTTGTTTTCCGTCTGTAGTCTTTAATCTGTAAGCATATTGATAAATTCCTGCAAATAAGTTTCCTGAATTTTGAACAGCAGATAAAATCGGCTGTGTGTATATTATATTTGGAAATATATCCAACAATTCGGGAGGAGTAATACTTAGATTAGCGTCTTTAATATTAATACTTCTTAAGTAGTTATTATAGTCTGTCCAATATACTCTTTGAATAGTACCAGATTCAAATCTTCCTATAGCCTCTATAGGCCACTCTTTACTAAAATAAAGATTAGCGTTTTCGTATATATTAGTTAATGATGTAAAGCTGTTATTAGATTCATTATATTCTAATGTGAATATCCAACCATTTCCGCCTCCTGTAAGATAACTATCGTCTGTCACAAAAAGAATAATAGTGTTTCTTATAGATGCGACTCCTACGACTTCTCTTACTCCTGATATAGTTAAACCTGTACTGTAGTTCCCTAAATCAAAAAATAAAGTATTTCCTTTTCTGTTTGTGATAGATCCTTGAGACTCTCCTTTAGTTGTAGATACTCTAATATCTAAAGCGTCTATATAAAATCCACCATTGATACTATCATATGATGTATCTAAATTCAATCCTTTATATTGATTTACTCCTTGCTTCATGCTATATTACTAGGGCTTTGTACAATACGTCCTGGATAAATTGAACCTCCAGAAGTTTTTTCTCTAAATTTACGTTGTTCAGGTAATTGAAAATTAGCAAAGAAAGAAGCGTGGGCTTGTAAATCAGGAATTGTACGAACATGGGAATTCTTAACAGATTCTGCATGATCAACATTATGCCATTGTTTAGCATGATTTACTGCTTGAGCAAAATACCAATCTCTTTCTTTTTGAATTTCTGCATATTTTTGTGGAGCAAGTGCATCTTGTATCCATCTTTTACGAGCTGCTTTCCACGCGAGTTCATGACTTGCAGCTTCTAACCATTGCTGTTCTGCTGGAATAACTATGTCTCCGTGTTCGTCAGTAGGAATAGCTTCATAAGCCATAGCCACATATCCTTCAGAAAAAGAAGTAAAAATAGAATTATTACTTACAGTATAAGTGTGAATAGACTCTGTTGTGTAGTCTCTTTCATCTTTATGATATCTTGTATGGAAATGATCCGAACTCCAACGCATAGGACATAAATGCCCTTTACCACATTCAGCTTCTTCTAATGATATCACATCATCTAAATAGGCTACTTGAACAATTTTGTGTAAGTCGTAAGGAAGTTCTCCTCTACCATCACAAATAGGAATATAAGCAATTTGTTGGCTCATTACGACTCCTACATTAGTATGAGCCATAAATTCAGCCAACCATTCTAAACCTTGTTCGTCATCTATTTCAAACCCCCAATCACGTAACTGTTTATCCATGATGGTTTTGTATGACACCATTTTTCCTGCGTACATATCTTAAGCTTTACCTTTTAAAAATGCTTCTAATTTTTCAATTAGATTAGGTTCTTCCATAGGATTTTCTTGATGGATAGATTTAACAGTTATATGTTTATAATCATCTCCTTCCTTAGTGCATTTTCTAACTGTTTTTATATAACCATTAGAAACTTTTTCTACACAGGTTTCTGTGTAACTACCATCAGCATGTTCCTCACGCTTTTCCCAAGTAGTTTTTTCTTGTCCTTCTCCGTACATAGATATTGGTTTACTTAATTTATCCATAATAAAATACATTTCTATTCGGATCTTTAACAACTTGTGCTATTAATCTCGAATATTGTCTTGAAGGTTTAAAAGTATAAAATCTTTTGTACTTTACAATAGCTGTAGCTTTGTCCCACAAATGCCTGTAAAACTCTTGTTGTGTATGAGTATTCTGATGATAAATTACTTTTTTATTTTTAATCTCAGTTATCTCATCTCTTGTTTTACCTTCATAAAGTCTTTCCCAATATTTCCAAGTAGCTTGCCAATCTGGTTTAAGACTTTTTTGTAGTTTACCTTCTTTATTAAAAAAGTTCAATTTTTTTGATTGAACTCTTATATATCCTAATTTACCTAACTTCAATTCTAAGGCTTCTTTAACGATTGCCTCACTATAAGCAATCAAAAGTTCCTTTATAAATCTACTATATTGAGTTCTTTCTAACTTACTAAACTGACTATGTTTTCTGTAAAAACTGAAGAAATCATATTTAGTAATATCACTTTTCTTTCCCTCTCCTCTTTTTAAATAGTTCATTTACTAGCTGTTTGTCCATTACCTAAATCGTCATCATTATTTCCATTATCATCTACAGGAATCTGACGTTTTTGTAATAGTGTTTGTATTATTTGAGGTTTCATGTAAGCCCACATCCATTGGTTTAATGGGTAAGGAGAATCATTAGACCAACAAGAATTTCCTGTAGAACAATTCACAAAAGCTTCTAGTGCAGTAGGGTCTTCAAAAATTCCTCTAATACTTATTTTTTCTAAAAGATTGACTGCAGGATCTTTACTAACAATATAGATGTAATTATCATATAAGAAAGCGTAAATTGTTTTTTGTGTAGTTCTTCCATTTCCTATATAAGGCACTCTGGAAAAATCTATTAATGAAAATCGTTTTGCCGTAATTATTACAGGTCCTACAGAAGTAATACCTTTACTTTGATGAAATTCTATTGTATTAGGAATCTTAGATACTGTTCTTAAAATCTTACAACCTGCAGGAACTTCTACACAGCAATTATGTGGATCCACAAGTTCTAAATCTAAACAAGGAATTTCTTGTTGTACATTAGGATCTATAGCTCTCTTTTTATTATACTCATTTCTAATGAATAAAGAACGTTGTTCATTTATCAGATCAGTATAATATAAAGGATCAAACACTGAATCAGAATTGTTTACGTTCAGCATTTCGTCTAACTGGCTATGTAAATCTCTCAGTGTTAACATAAATACAAATATATGAAATTAATTAATAGACTTTTCCTTTAAAAAAGAAACTTCTATCATTATCTACTTTGATAGGATAAACATGTGTATTATTCTTTTCATCAACATAAATAATTCCGAAACCATGAGCCCAAGAAGCTCTTATTCCTCTATCTACATATTTAAAAGTATCACTTTCAAAATCTATCATACATCCTAAATTGTAAGAAGTATTAGTTTGATTAGAATAAGAACCGAATCTATGAGTATGATTAAAGATATGATCTCTGTTTGGTATAGCTTGGAGTTGGTCTTTAGCAGCGTTCATTCCTATTTTTGTTCCGTGGAAAATATCTAAATCGTTTCCTAAAGTTGTATACCCATTCTTCCAGTCAGTAATAATGTCCCAACCTCTTTCTTCTAACTCTAAAGCTTCGTGAGGTGACGGAAGACTTTTACCATATTTTCTAATAGATTGTTTGTCTCTAAAAAATCTATCTTCGTGATTTCCGTAGTGGAAGATTTTATCAATATCTTTCTTTAATCTAGTTTCTATATCGTAGATTCCCTGAAGGCCGTCTGAATATTCATATTCTAAATCTATTCCATCAGGAATCCAGTCTTCGTGTGAAGAAAGAGATCTTAAATCTAGATAATCTCCGTTGATGATTATTCCTGTAATGTCTTTGTGGTTTTCTTCTAGAAAATGTAAAAACTTATCCCAAAGAATTTTATCGTGGAAAGGTCTATGTATGCATCCTATTGATACCCACATTTCCATAACTCTTTTAGAAGTTTTTACAATGTGTCTAAAAACAGGTTTTTTAGTTTTGATTTGAGCTTTTCTTTTAAACCAAACTTTCACTTGGTAATTAGTCCTTTTAAAAGAGCTTTTACCATCTGCATGTTTCATAGAAACGTCCCATGCATTAAAAACATGTCGATCTACTTCCCATACATTTAAATCTACCTCTGAAAAATTAATAGCTTCTCCTAAAGTTTTTATAGGCTTCTCACCTTTATATTCAAAAATAGCAGAACCATCTTTTTCTTCTTCCCACCTTGTTTCTATCTTTTTAGTAGTCTTATTATGGAGTTTGGAAGTAGATCCTAATTTCTTTTTTCTTAACTTTTGAAAAGTCCTTCTGATATAAGTTCTAAATAAATCTATCTCTTCTCCAGACAGGTTAAGATTCTCTTGTTCATTAATTCGTCTGGCTTCTGCTGTATAAGAACAATTTCCTCCTGTGTCTTCAAAACGTTGAATTAGAATGTTCAGGAATTTATTCCATTGAGAGGTTCCTTTACTCATATTAAAGATTTTAACATATTTATTAGTTCTGGTTGAGGATGACAATCTGATTTGTCTGATCTATAACTTGTATGTGTAAACACTCCTGATTTACCTGCAAGTGCGTCATATGATAGATCCCACATATCCGCATTATAATCTAAAGGAATTCCATAAGTCTTATTCCAAAATACAAGCAATTGTCTAACAGATTCTATTTGCTCGTCTGTATATTTTTCAAAACCATAATATCCTCTAAATCCTTCAGGATATTCTTGAATCTTTTCACTAGGAATAACAGTATTAGCAGAAGAATACCATTTACCATCTTTCTTTTTAAGTCCTCCCCAAGAATCGATCTCTATACCGATTGAGTTCATATCATTCCTTCTATAAGGTAATCCCATTTTAATATGGTCTTTACCATTCTCTCCTAAGTGATACGCCCAATACTTAGATGAAAATACTTGGTGAATTGTACCATCTCTTGCAATAAGAATACAAGTGCCAATTCTTTTACCATCTTTCAACCACCAATTAATGTCACCATTAATGCTGTCTCCTGAAACTGTATGATGAAGAACAATTTGCTTTTTCTCATGCACTTCTTTAACAAACTCTCTTGCAGAGAAGTTATGTTGTACAATAGATTTTAAATCTAACTCTTTCATTTTCTTGACTTGATAAACTTATAGACTGTAGCAACAGCTACTGCGATGACAAGTATCCACATAATATATTTTATTGAGGTAAATAATTTATTCCAAAAGCTTTTTTCTTTTTCGTAGTAATATACAGGAACCTCTACCTCAATTTCTTTATCTACATATACAGTATCACATTCTCCTTCTATGTAAACACTGTCTGCTTTTTCATAAACTCTTACAGTGAGCTGATCTTTTACTAAAACTATAGTATCTTTAAGAACTTCTCTAGATACAATAGTATCTACTCTAGCACCATTAACTATAACGTGCACGGTATCATAGTATGTTTTGTACCTTGTTTCTATCAGCTCTGGATACTTGGTTATAAGCTTTGTGAATCTTCTCTGTGGTGAACAGCTAGTTGTTGCCACTAATAATAGCAGTGATATCCCTACAGCTAGAAGCTTAAAAAAATCTTTCACTTTTTAATTCCTTTAAAAAAATTTACATTTTCTGCAATAATATTCTTAATTTTTGCAACAGTAACGTATACACTTTTTAGTATATTATTACCTGATATATCAATCCAATTCTCGTTAATAGATCCAAGTTCAATTAGAGAAAATATTATTAAAAGTCCATTTGTTAAAAGAGCTTTACTCATGAACATTAAGTCTATACCTGTAAAATGTAAAATCTTACAAACAAACGGAGTAAGGAAAAAGTAATCCAAAGGAAACAATGCAAGTGCTAAGATAAAGTAACCTGCTGATTTATATATGTATCCCTGACGAAGCATCTTAGAGCTAAACACATCGAAGAACTTTCTCTCTTCACGAATTGATAATTTCTTGAGTGATACTAACTTAACAGATGTATCTACAAGAATCATCATCATAAGAATTAATATAGACATCTCTATTGGTGAGAATACAGCTAAAGCTCCTAGTAATATTGCTGTAAGATTTTTCATTTTAAAAGGTTTTTATAAGAGTAAATATCTCACTAGAGATAGTATTAGCAGCATTGTTACTCCCCCATTGCGCTGTGATCTCTAATTGGTTATTAATTGTTGTATCAAAGGTTGTATTATTTTCACTAGAGAATCCAGCACCGCTGTATGCAAGGGTACTGTTTCTAATATAAACAAATTGTCCGTTAGCATGTATTGAAGCCACGCCTGCAGCTCCTATTGTACGAATAGTAAAGTCAATTTCTATTTCCCAAAAATCTCCCGATGTAGTATTAAGAATCATAACTCCTGTATCTGCTAAAATAACAGATCCAGACTTTATTCTTATCTGTAAAGTTTGATTGTTAGTACAAGATACTTCTCCGCCTAATTTAGCGTGAAAAGAATCTCCGACTTTAAATCCATTAGCAGGTACAATCATACCACCAATACCTGTTCCTATTAAAGAACCTTCAGTAGTTGTAGCAGCTACAGGAGTACTAGAAGTTGTCTGAGAGAACAACCCTTTAGTATATCCTAAAGTAGATGGCGATATATTTATTTCTGTGCTCATTATATCATGAAATCTTGTAGTCTTTCGTTTACTCTAACTAGTAGGTTTTCCTTCCCTTCATAGTTTAAGTTTATCACTTGTATCTCTTCTAGTCTTACTCCAAAAGTAGCTGAATCAGTAGTTAAGGTTACATCTACTGAGATAGTGTTTAAAGTAGGTTGTAACGCTATGGTATCCTCATTAGCATCTACTGTTGGGTTAACTATGTCTATATTGAATTGTTCGAATCTGTAAGTCATCGTTATTATGTTAAAGTTGTTCCTGTTACTGTGAATGTTCTACAAGGAAAGTATCTCCCGTTTGATGTTTTAAGAGTTAAGCCTAATGTCGCACTTGCATTGTTCGTCAAAGTGAATGCTTGTGTAGTTGTTGCTGCGGTAGTAGTTCCTGACCAAAAAATAGTTGCTACTGAAATATTGAAAGGAGCGTAATTAAGCGGATAATTTAAAGTCGCACCCTCATGAAGTATTATATTGAATATTTCACCTCTATTAGGCAACCTCCATCCACTTGTGAATGTTCCTATTGATAAAGCTAAACAGTCATCTATCGCAGTGTCCCAATTCCTCCATCCACTTGTGAATGTTCCTATTGATAAAGCTAAACAGTCATCTATCGCAGTGTCCCAATTAACATTGCTTGAATTAATTGTCCTACGATACCCTAAAACAGTGCCAGCTACATTGTCATAAGTAGACCAATCTATAACAATATTATTCGTGTATGTACTTCCTCCTAACTCGTCTGTAAATCGGTTAGTATTTCCAAAAGGGTTTGTATAATTAAGAGTGAAGAAGTCTACTGCTCTACCCGCTTCTAAATCTCCATCGTCACCCGTTCTATAAGAAGTAGTCTGCCCAGTTTTCATAAGAGTAGCACCAGCAGGAGTTGAAACACCACCACCTGAAGTTGATATTTCTATTCTAGTACTCATTATACTATGAATTATAAATAATCACCAACTCTGTTCCTGTACCATCATAAGTAATGGAGTTTGCAGCATAGTAATTATTTAGTTCTGGACTAAAATTAAGTGTTTCGCCAGGCTTAATCGTAGCTCCTAAGATAGTTCCATCTGCAACACCTACATTAGACACTGAAAATGCATATACTACAGGAGCAATTGTCCCAGCTCCAGTAGCTCTAATGATATTAGGAACTCTTGTTACTCCAGTAGCAGAAATACTAGAATCTACTTTTAATCTGTTGTCATCAGTGACTTCTACGGGAGTACCGTTTTTATTTACTAATTGTGCGAATAAACTTTTAAACATTTTTATTTTTTTATTAAGTTTTTATTGTCCTGCAATTAAGAACCGAATGACTTAAATCTGTATTTGATTTTCAGTAATGCAGTTCCATCCCCTAATGTAGGGTTTTCACCAAGTCCTCCATCACCAGTTGATAATACAAATAATGGCTCTGTTCCCTCGCTTGGTGCATTGTATGAAGAATCACCTGATAAAAAAGATTCCTCTACAAGTTTTAATACACAAGGATTTTCTTCCGTAAGAATGCCGATATCGCCAGAATACTCAACTGCATTATGAGATCTTAATGAGATATACGTTATTGTTCCAATGCTATACGGATTTTCACGTGGAGTAAATTCAAGAAATATTGAATCAATTTCAGGATACATTCCTTTAGGAACTAAAATATCAGAAGTGACTCCTCTTGATCCAAGAGCCAATATCTGATCATTTGAAATTGGAATTTCAGCGTAAGTATAACTCATTGCGGCTACAGTATCAGAAAGTTTGTTAATTGCTTCCTCAAGTATTTCTGTAGAAGTATCTAAAGTTTTTTGATTTACAATTTTATGAGTATTGTCATCTAATGTTTTGTAATATAGATTTTCATCTAAAATATTTTGAAAAATAGTAGTTCCCGAAGAATTTCCTTTTTGTACAGAACTAGATTTTACTCTATTAATATTATTCATTTTAGTAAGAATTTAATTTCGCTATTATTTTAATAATTGTGCTGTAATCTATTGTGTTATAATAATTTGTTTTATTTGCAATATCTCTAGGATTATAATTATTCAAAATTTCCAATCCTAGTTTAAATTTTGTTAAAGTTACAAAAAGATCTTTGCAATCAATTCCGTATTTTAAATGATTGACATATTGATTAACCAATTTTCCAAATTTACATTGTAGAGACCAGACTTGGAGTTTAAAACATACTTCTAAGTCTACTGTATATTCATAAGAAGTTAAATCTATAGAGCACCAATCTACAGGGATAAAATCTTGTGGGTCTAATTCATTATATGTTAATTCATTAGCGTTCATCTATTAGATTAATAGTTTTTTGATAGTAGGGAAATATATAATGGCATCATTACCTGTAAGTTCGGCATTCAATGTGTTTGTAGGATTAGAGAAAAAGTTTGGAACAGAGACTGTTAAATTCGCTTCCCAGTTTCCTGATACAGAATCGTTTGTATTAATAGGAATAATAGTAAATGTTCCTGATAAGTTCAATCCGCTTTTATGTAAAAGAGCTTCTACCTTATGAGTATTTCTAACTGCTGCTAAAGTTTTAGTTGTAACAGAAGCACCATTAACAATAATTGCTAAATCTCCTGTTGTTGTGGCATCTGTGTCTAAATAGAAAGTGTACTGAATAGTATCTCCATTATTAGGAAAATCTGCACTTGTTATAGTAACTGTAGGCAAAGTTCCTGGGCCATTTAGAAGAAAATCTCCTAAATATAAAAGAGTTGTTCCGTCAACTCCGTCTGTTCCATTAGTACCATTAGTACCATTAGCTCCTGTAGGACCTATCAAAGAAGTGCCTGATCCCCAAGAACTTCCTGTATATGGTCCATAAATTTCCCAAGCAGTAGTATCAGTAGTATCAATATAAAAATCTCCTACGTTAGCCGTTAAGATAGTAGGAGCTCCTGAACCATTATAAATAGTTTTACCATCTGCTCCTTTAAATAAAGTAATTCCATTACAAGTAGGACAACTCATTATTAGTTTTTTTTAAATATTAACAATCTCCGCAACCACAATCACATAAATTATCACAGATTTTTTTAGCACTTGCTATAAGATTAGCAGCTGTTGTAAAATCTTTACAAGAAAATGCGTTATTAATTCCGAATAATATTAACTGTAGTTGATCGTATTTTTCTTTTTGTTTTTTCAGCTTAGTAGTATCACATTCAGACACAATATAACTCTTAATTTTTTCTAAGCAGTTATTTAAATTACATGTAAACAGTTTGTATTGAGTTTCATTATAATAAGTTCCTGTTGATGTAATTATTTTATAGACTAATTTATAAATACCATCTCCTTGTTCCCAAGTCACATCTTTTAAAGCAAAAAATGCTCCTGGTGTTGGAGCTCCTGCTACGCCTGAATAAACATCAGTAACACCGTCATAAAGTGTTATTGTCTGCAATAAAGTATTGCCTGTACTGTCATAAATATATAAATATGCTTCAGTTATATCAGAAGTATCTTCATTAGGAGTTCCCCAACCTGTATCATTAGTAGAAGCTACATAAGGACTTGTACATTCGTAAACATCTAAAAGATTGCAAAGATTATTTAAACAGATATCAATTTTTGGTACAAGCATAATTTAAATTTTTGATAATCAAAAATAAGAAAAATAAACTGAATAATAAATTAAAAAAGTAGCCTGCCTTTGACAGCAAAAAAAGACAGGCTACTGAGGTTAGGGAAGAGAAAATTATTCGTCTAGATTTGCTGCTGTAATTCCCAAAGTAGTAACAGTTGCTTCTCCTGAAGAACCTGCTCCACCTAGATTTCCAGAACCATCTAGATTTACATACATTAGTACACTTCCTTTAGCACCTGCTTTAGAAACTAGTCCGTCAATATCTTCTGTCCAAGAGATATTAACTACTGAGTATTTAGCAGTTGCTGCAGTTACACCTCCTACACCAGGAATTTTAACTACCTGATCACGAGGAGTTGGAGGAGTGTTAATCATTTCATTTTGTCCTTCGTATCCGTAAGACATATACTCATCAAGAGCAACTCTTTGCCAGATACCTACTCCCTCACGAGCTCCTTGTACATGTGTAATAAGAGTATCCTCGTCAGAGAAAGTAGCTGTGAAACGATTTACGAAGAAATTACGATTACGGTTTACATCAAATTTACCTTCTACACCTGTTAGTCGAAGACCTGTAGCAGTGATTGAAGCCAATGTTCCAATGTTAGTCGCATAAGTAGTACCTGCGGTAATAGTAGCTGTTGCTCCTACATAAGGAGTAGAAAGTGTTATTACAGTTCCTGCAGTTACTCCTGTTTTTACTTTATAAGTAGCGCCTGCAATAGCCAAAAATACACCATCTGCGATAGTTACGTTAGAAGCAAAAGTAACTGTAGTAGAACCATTTACTACGTCAGCATTAACTCCTGTAGTAGTCATAGTACCATTAGAAATTACTTCTACTGAAAGGTATCCATTATCTGGCTCATCTTTCATGTTTTTAACTAGGTTTTCTGCAAGACCAAAAGCAGTCTCTGTTACAGAAGCAGAACCTGAAGTTTTAAACTGACCAAATAAGCTAAATGGTTGTGAACGGTTTCCTTCATCATTATCATTCTTACGTACTTTTACATAGTAAGAAGTATCATTAGCTGATGGAAGAGTTCCTGATGTTCCGTTGTATCCGATTACTGTGATTTGTTGTACAGAGGCTACGTGTTTGGCAGAAGTGATTTTTACTTTACCTTTAGTAAGTACTGGAGATTTAACCATAGGTACACCAGCACCTTTACCCTGTACTACCATGAATTGATCTCCATCAGCAAGAGCTCCCCAAGTAGTGTTATTAAGAACTTTCATTCCTAAATCTACTACAGCGATTGCACCTGCAGGCAAAGAAGAATCTGTGGCAATTGATCCAGCAGCCAAAGGAGCTACTGTTTCATCATCCAAAATAACCGAAAAAACGTTGTTTGCTTTTCTTAACATTGTTTGTTGTTTTTAATTAATAATAATTGTTATTTATTCTAAATCTTTAAATTGTTCAATATTTGCTAACTTCTGTTCTTTTACCCTTTCTAATAAAAGACTTAAAGCTATGTCTAATATCACAGTATGAGTAGACTCATCTAAGATACTATTTCTTTGGTTGTTAGGAGTTGTTCTGTCTACTACTATTCCTTTTGGGTTTCTTAAGTAGTTCATAGAATAACTTGTAACATTAAAAGTACCATCTGTAATTAATTGATGTCTTTTAGCTGTGGCAGGAGTAGTAGGGATATCTCCATCTACTTCTCTTGAATATGCTAATCTCCATACTTTAGCTTCATCAGCTTTATAATAAGGTTTCTTATACTTATTTCTTCTAAGTCTAGAAACTTCATCATAACTTATTGGTACTACTGTTCCGACTATAAAATCTCCTCCACAAAATTGTTTGTTTATAACACACTCTTCGTGGATAGTGTACATAAAGTCAGTAGGTAAATCAAAGAACTTTCCGTAAGTTAATACATCAGTTTGAGATGAGGACACAGAGAGCGCAGCTCCTCTTTTTATAAGAGCACTGAGCCCCTGGTCCCTAATCTCTGTCTCGTTAAGACTTTCGCCTTTACGATTATTTTTTCCATCTATAAATTTTTTGACATACATTGCCTCGGCTTCAGTAAGAACTGAAGAGATATCTTCATCTTCATATCCAGGAGAACCAAAGCTTGACATTCTGTCAGCTTTCAACTCCAATTCATCAGCCATTTCGTTTGCAGTCATCTAATTTATTTTTTACTCATTTCAATTTGAGTTCTTACTCTCATTTTTGTTTCTTGGTTATCAGGATCATTTAACCAGTTAATTGTACCAATCAAATCTCCTAACTCGATACCGTTATCCAATACGTATCGTCTTTCATTCATTCTTTTGATAGCTCCTGCTTCAATTGCTTCCTGAACAAAAATACGATTTTCGTAATTAGGATCTTCTACAATAGAAAGGAATTTCACAGAGTCATTCTCAAGTACATTAAGAATTTCTCCTTTAAGCCAATCTTCTGTATGATTGATTGGAATTGATCTACCAAGTGATTTAATAAATCCAACCATAGAAGCTTTATTTCTAGTAATTTCTGAGAACTTAACATAAGCACTTGCTCTTGTACTAGCCTCTTCAACTCTTTTAGAAATAAGTCTTCCTTCGTCTACGATCATAAACTCATAACTTTGAGAGTTCTTACGCTCCTCATATGAGGGAGATACTCTCGTTTTGTTTGAAAGTAGAATCTTGTACTTTAACATATCAAGAGTCTGATTCAAGTTTAGAGTTAATCCTTCTTTCGTAAGAACGATTCTTGCTCTTTTATCCATTCTCCAAAAGTTTTCATCTTTTAGTTTGAACGGATTTAAATCAGCTCCTAATTCTTTTTCAAAGAACTCTTGTTCTGTCATTCCGTCTGGATACTCATTTTCGTACTTCTTAATTAGTACTCTCTTTTGATTATCCAAAATCACTTTAACCCCCCCACCTAATCTTTCAGAATTTAAAGGAACTTGGAAACTTCTCTTTACTTTGTTGTAGAGGAAAGGATCTTTTTTCATATCCTGACCCTTAACTAAAAGGTTACTCCATTTTCCTGAAGATTCTATAGGTTTAACGCTTACAATCTGTTCTTTTAAGAAGGAACCGTAAACCTTTTTTGCTGTTGTTTTTTCTGCTGTCTCCATATTAAATTTTAATTTGCTTTTCTCTTTTTATAAAAAGTCCCCCCTGATTTACAGGGGGAACTAATTTTATTTATTATCTCTCTACGTTTAATCGTAAATCAACAACTTTAGTAGGGTCTTCAATCATGATACCACCCCATTTTTGCATGTGTACCTCATAACCGTCAATTCTAGAAGAAATGTGACGAGCTTGAGTTTTACCTGCAGGCGAGAATGGATCACGCATACCTGGGATATAACCCCAATTGAAATCTGGAACTCCTTTAGGTTTGATACGGTAGATTCCTGCTTCTTCACCATAGTCAAGTGCCAACATACGGTGAGACTCCGTTACTCCTAAACCATCAGGGTGACGTTGTGGGAAGTACACATCATCATCGAAGAAATCAAGGATTTCAACTTTAAGAGTAACTCCGTTGTACCACTCATATACATTGTACTGAGGCTCCATCAATCCTTTAGTGTTTGAACCACCAAGGTTTCCAGCATTTGTATTCTTAGTCAAGAACTTATCAGAAACGATTGTTACTGTATTTCCTGCCTTAGCTTGGATTTGCTTAGAAATCTCAATTGCTCCAAATTCACCTGTTAGGATGTGAATTGTTCTACGACCACGTTCGATTTTACCAACTCCCATATCTAGAAGCATTTCCAAATGCCAATCTAGGTTATAAGTGTTGTAGTAGTGAACGTTAGATGGTGCGATTTGCTCGAAGAAACCTGCTCCTGCTTCGATAGCATATTTCGTCTTATCATCTTTGTTCAAGTATTTGTGGTCTGCAGTCCAGTTACGTTTACCGTACATCAACGCACGAGCGAACATTTCTTCAAATTGGTGATGTGCTACCATATCTTGGTAGTTAATCCACACTTTTTCAGTTTGTCCTTTGTAGTTGAAACCAAATTCTAATGGCTCATTTTTACCTTTTTGAATTGTATTACCTGCTACTTCATACTCCATACGCATTGTAGTAGGACGGTTTTCCATTCTCCAAGGAGAAGTGAAGTAAGGCTTAGCACCTTGATAAGAAAGTGTAGAAGGAGAAAGTGAGTAGAATTTAGAGAAACGAGTTCCGATAGCAAGTTCAGCTACAGGTACTACTGCAGTACTGTCTGAAGTTACTAGTTCTACCTCAACTTTATAACGAGAACCTGCATCCATAGCTTTTTTAACTAAGAAGTGGTAATCGTCAGATTCTCCACGAAGAACGTTTGTTTCTTCAAACAAAGGTTCATCGAAGATTAGATAAAAACGTTGTCCGTTAGCTCCGATAGTAGCAGGGAAAGAACCTGCAGAAACAGTGTTTCCTGCAAAATCTTCAGCATCTACCAATGGAATGTTCTTATCGTGTTGTCCTTGTAACATCCAGTTGTAGAACCCATTTTCTTGTTCTACTTCTTTTACAGGAAAACGATCTACGAACTCACGCAATTTACCTTGAAGATTAGTTTTGTAAATCTCTTTGATTACGTTGCTAATCAATTGTGGTTTTTGCATATAAAGCGCATGAAAATGGTTATCTGTTACCAGACCATTGTAATCAATTGCTTCATACTTTTGTAATGGAAGTAATGACATTTTTCTTTTTTATTTTATTGTTTGACAAATTTACTTTTTCCTTTTTTCTCCAAAAGCTTTTTCCAATAAGTCTAAAGCTCCTTTAGTAGTATTAGAAACAGATTGACTATTTCTTTGTCCTACTCCTTGGCTGTTTTCTCTTGCAAGGACTTGATCCAATTCAGATACAGCAGCCGTTTTTGCTATATTCTTTAATTTAGAAATATCTGGTTTAAACTTACCTACATTATCTAAATTAAATAGTCCTAATGTATCGTAATAATTAATCAGCATTTCAAATTCTGCTGGATTCCTCATTTGCTTATACATTAAGCTTGTGTATTTGTTTCCTTCTTTATCTTGATAAACGCTTGTAGTAATATTAGACTTTACTTTGTCTTTTGCTACTTTGTTCAATTTAAGTCCAGGAACAAATTCTTCTTTTTCTTCTATTGTCGTTATTAATTTATTGAAAGCCTCTTCATTCGCTTTTTTAGCTTGTTCCATTTCAGCAGCCTTAGCTTTTTTGGAATTTTCTATATAAGTCTCAGTACTTTCTTTTAAAGTAGGAATCGCTTTTAAAGTCTTCTCTTTAAGTTTATCTACAGAAATAGCATCTTCGATTGCTTCTACAGCCTCTTCGTCTGTAAAACCTTTTTCTTTTAGATACTCGTAGTAAATATTTTTTTGAAGCTCTTCATCTTCTGCTACTTTATCTAACGACAAATTTTCAAAGAACGCAAGTCTTTGGGCCATTTGAATTGCTCTATCTGTTTCATTAAAAGCATCTTCAATATCCAAAAACTTCTTTTTAACAGGATCTAAATTCTTTTTCCAATTTTCCTGCTGAGCTTTAAAACTCTTTTCTGCAGTCATTTGAATGAATTTCTTCACTGTTTCACTAGAAGCATTTTTCAACATTTCTTCTAACTCTTCTCCCTCAGGACCTGTTAAAGTTCCGTCCTTAATCATGTCTCTGATTAATGCTGAGTAAGCATTAGGTTGATCTGAGTCTTCTGTACTCACATTAGAATTAGTCTCTACTTCTTCTGTAGTACCTGTTGGATCATCAGTGCTTCCAGGTTCTAAAATTTTAAAATCACCGTCACTCGCTTGTGATGATGTTTCTTCTTCTTCACCTACATTAACAGTTCCCTCTTCTGTTTCTGTGTTAAGTGAATTTTCGATCTCTGATGGAGACATAATTTGTATCCCGTCAAATAAATCTTCTTTACTCATGCTGTCTATTTTTATACAATATTAAAAAAATTTATATACTCTGTATATTTAAAATATATACAAAACACTATAATGCTATAGCATTATTTTGAATCATTACTTTTCTGATTCAATGCTTTTTTCTTTAAAGCCTCATCTGCTTTATTTTTTCTTTTCTGTTCTTCTAGCTCCTCTCGCTTTAATTGGATGGTCTCATCTTTATACTTTTCATCTATTTTAGTTCGTTCAATATCTAATCTATCGTCTATTCCATTCTTATCAGTATCAATTCTACGAGCATCTCTACCATCTGCTAACATCTCTTTGGCCATAGCTATACGTTCTTTAGACTGGATTTCCATAACCTTAACCTCACGGTCTTTGGCTTTTTCTTCAATTTCGATAGCAGTTTTTTGTTGCTCTGCTTGAATCTCCATTTGTTTCATTTGTTGTTGAGATTCTTGCGCTTGTTGTTGTTGCTCCATTTGCTCTTTTCTAATCTGCTCAGAGGATTCCTTAAGCTTACGGGCAGTTTCCTGAACAGATTCTGACTGAGCAATTGAGATAAGGTCTTCAATTTTCGCTTGTCCATTTTGTATAGCTGCTTGTGCCAAAGATTTAATCTCCTGGAACAACATAGTGTCTTCAGTAGAATTAGAGATGTGGATATCGAATTCAGACATAGCAAATTCGTCAAATTGATTAATCATCTCCATTCCCATATCATCTAACAGGAATTGTCCTTTCTTAGGATTTTTCTTATAAGCGTATTTACAACATTCTAGGAATTTAGTTAAAGCTCTTTTTCGGAAGTTAGCATCAATGGCAAACCATTTTTCAGTAATATGAGAAGTCTGTGCTACCTCTCTTTCTACATTACCTACAGCTTCTCTATTTTGAATTTGTCCTTCACGAGCCCCAGAAACTCCTGCAATTTTACCTAAAGTATTTTCTATATCTAATAAAAGTTCCGTATACATACGTATTGCGTTAGGATCTCCTAACTGTACATTTGTAGCAGTAAGTGTATTAAAGGCTCCTGCAGATTTACCTTGAGAAGGTCCTTTAAGAATTTCATTTGTAGGATCTAGCCAACCAAATTTATTTACAGTTACATATCTAATCCATTCTTCAGGTTTCCATCCTGAAGGAATCATAGAAGCATTGATAGCCGCAAAGTTTCCTTTATATGTAGCAATTTCCAATTCTCTCTTATAGTACGCAATATCATATGAATAAGCCAATGGCTTCATGATATCCATAAGGGAACGTACTCGATAATCGTTAGTAGAATTTACTGTGCCAATATATGGGGGAGTTCCTTTAGATTTATTTACTAAGGATTTTCCTGCAAATGGTACAGGTCTCATACATACATAAATATCATCACCTATTTTTGTTCCTTCAAGCCATTCATTTACCCAAGTCCATTCTACTTCTTCTCCAAGTTCTTTATTAGGTACGTATTTTTCGTCTACATAATCATATTGCTCACTTCCATCAAACGGGTCGTAATATTTAAGCTTTCCTATCTTACGTCTCGATCTCCAACATACTTTAACAACTCTTACATTTCCATATGAATCGAATGCCCCTGCAAAAGTTCTTGTGGCTAATTGATTTGGTGTAAAAATTTGAAGAGCGTTCTCCTCTCCGTAATAGTCAAATATAGAAATATCTCTATTAAGTCCCAGACTTCTAGTAGAGTTGGAAGCAAGAGTACCTTTTTCTAAAAAGTCTACATCAGCTTCTGAGAGTTCATCCCAATAATCGTCAATAACTTGTCCTACTGATAGGTATCCATATTCTACGATAATATCCGAATCTTCTATAAACATGGAATTTCCTCCAAGAGTAAATAAGTTTAATGTATTCACTCTCCTCATCACAGGTTCTCCTCCTAAAACATTACAATATACTATTTGTTCGCCCCCTGTAAGTAGATCTTCAAAAGTAGTTAGGAATGTGAAATCAAAGTCTTGTTGTTTATATTCTTTTTTTAGAATTTTATTTGCAGTAATTTCTGCTATATCTTGGAAATCATAGCGAGTATATTTCTCAAATTTTGCTAATCTTTCTTGAATCTCTTCTTCTGAAATAGAAGTATTCATAATGATGTCAGAGATAGTTCTGTCTAATTCTTTTTTTAATTGCTCTTCTTTTCTTGAAACTCCTTCTTGATCATTAGCAGATAGGTAGGCTTTGTATTCTTTTTTTCTTTTAGAATATTCTCCGAGAAGGAGATTAATTTTATTATTCTCAATTCCAATATGTTGAAAAGAGGCAGGAAGAGATTCTAAATCTAGATGGTCAGGATTAATAAATCTTTCAAAATCTTTAGGATTAATAATGTTAACCCTTAGATTATAATTAGTTCTTTTGTTTGCGAAATTGGCTCTTAGATCAAAATCTGAAGTAAGGATATGTTCTGCAAAGTCAATATTTTTTTTATACCAACCCTTATCCTTTTTCTTTTCAGGCATTTTTTGCCTAGGAAAATTGAGGAATCCTTGCATTGAAGTTTTAGAATCGTAAGCCATATAAATTTCTATTTAAAAAACAAATTTAAAAATAATATTTTTAATTAAGGATTAAAAAAACTATCAAAAGAATCTGCTTGTTCTAAACCAGGTGCGGAAGGCACTTTTCTCAATACTCCCATTTTAGCAAAATAAGGATCATCTAAAAATGATTTGATTTCTTCTGTTCTTTTAACTGTTGTAGCTTGTAGTGTAGCATCGTGCCACATTAACATACCTAACGCTGATACACGGTCAAAGTTGCCGTGAGGATTCCACATAATCAATTCTTTTAAAATAGCAGGAGAGTATATAGTTTCTAAAACTCTTTTTTCTACTTTTTCAGAAACTCTTTCAAGCAGCCAAGATTTAATTAAATTTCTCGCCTCTACGTTTACTTTACCTGATGCATCAATACCCTTAGAAGTATTAGTTCCTATTTTATATGTATCCGCATTACGTAATTGATAAGGAGTATCTGCTAGAAGATAAGTTGCTTTATGTCTATCGAAATAAGTATACATACCTACTAAGTTTTTTTCATACATAATTGTAGCATTATAATACAATGCTAATTTTCTACAAACCTCATAGAAATCTTCTGGATTGTCAGTACGACCTGTGTATTCAGCTACTATTTGTCTCGTATATCTATTCATTACCATCACTGACGGCAATGAGTTAGTAGTAGCCCTGGCTTTATCTACGACGTCTGCTCCTAGAATATATACTCCTTTCGGAACTACTCCTTGATCATTTTTCTGAGGTTTAATCCAAACCTCAAGACATCCTTCTTTTAAATCTGTTTTTCCTAAAGGATAATTTCTAATAGGTTTTATATCTTGGATAGAACTAAATTCTACTTCTCCAGATTCTGTAAATATTAATGAACCCTTAAAAGAAGATTCCATATATTTTTTATACTGACCTCCTTCAACTTCAGATAACTGAGTCTTAAGGTATAAAGTAGGGAAGAAGGATCCTTCTACAACTAAGAAAGCTTCAGAGGGTACTATTGGTCCGTTAATTATTTCTGTTTGATATACAGAAGGATCATTAGACTTTTTAGCTTCATTTCTCCTGTGCTCAATATACATTCTAGCAGAATCCTCGTCTGTAATAAAATCAGGCTTTGTCTTAAACTCGTTGAGAGTTTTCCAATAAGGAACAAAGTATCCTATATTTCCTCTATTCTCATATATATCATTAAATACTAAACAGTTGTAATCTTCAGGATTTCTAAAAATACTTTCTGCATATAATGCCGCTTGTCCTGATACAAGACCGCCTGTACCCAATGCCCATATTACGAGATTCTTCTTTGCTTTAGAAGCTTGAGTTGCTTCAATAGCTCCCCAAGACTCTTTAATGTTATTCATGAAACCTACCTCATCTAATGCTACAAAATTTGGACGAGTACCGTTAGCTGCTAGAGGATTATCTTTAAAAGTTCTATGACGTAGCATTGAACCTGTTTTAGAAGTATATTCCCTATTAGGTGCTAATGATCCTGTATGACTTACTAATAAAGGCGATGGGTGAAATTCATCTCCTGAAATTCTATAAGAACCAGGCAGGTGTTCTAAAGCTGCTTTAATTTTTTTAATGAGAGGTTCTGTATACTTAGTATCAATAGCTCCAATAATTGTGTCAGATGCTATATACTGTTTTAATTTTTTACGTTCTAAATAAATATCATAATCTGTTGCTCCATCAAATAGAAAGTTATGGCTCGCTATTCCTGATGTTGCATAAGATTTACCGCCACCACGAGACTGAATACTTATAAAATGTTTTGATCCATTTTTGTATAAAGGTTTTCCTAAAGACTTTCCATGGTTTTTCCTTAAATAATCTCTTGCAGGAATATATTTTTTACTTGAAGCTTCTACTTCTGTAATACGTTTAAGTTTAATAGACAGCTCTTTTTCAGGGCCATATCTTCTATCACATGTAAATTCTTTATCTAATTCAAATCCTGAGAATCCCCTACATTCTTCATAATAGAGGAATAATTCCCAATCTATATCACGTAGCCAAGGAAGTCCTACTGCTTGAGCTACAGAACTGTCGTCTTCAAATAGAATATTATGAAAATTGATATAATAGTAAAGTGGTCCTGGCATCCATTTTCCAGAAACCCAATACCCTTCTATACATCTTCTTTTCTGTTCCCCCCAAAATGTAATACGTTCATAGTATTCTAAATCAGGATGAAAGTTAGGAATCTCTTCTAATTTAAAATTTGAGTTATTAATTATCATATTACATCATCGTCAGAGATTGAACTAATCTTCTTTCCGTTCTTAGTAGTTTTTTCATCCTCATAGTCTTGTTTGATTTTTTTATAATCATCAAACATTTTAGGAGTTAAGGCTAACATTTTATCTAGTTTTACTAATTCATCCGTATCTTTTTGATTAAATGCATTTTGATACATAATTTTCAAGGAAGTATTTCTTAGCCTCATTGTCTCATTCCAAATAGTAAGAGCTCTTTCTGCCTCAGATAACACACATTCTCTATAAGACTCAATAGCATCATTAACTTTATTCCATTTAAATTTAGGTTCTTTTAAAACTTTTTCTGCAATGATACTATACTTATTAGGATTATTATAGAATTTAGATTCTAGATTTTCACATAAGTCAATAGCCCACATTATAAGTGAGCTGTCTTCTTTATTTTTGGATTTATCTTCTTTGTATAATTTATCGAGTCCTGGAGCTATTACAAGCTCAGGAAATTCTTTCCAAAAATTATGTTTACTAAAATCTCTCATTGTTTTACATATAACATTTTACCAAATGAAACTATTGCAGGGAAATAAACATCATCAACATCTTCTCCTTCTTTTAACCAATTAGGAGCAATTCTTGGATTATATTTAATTGGAATACTTCCTAATTGCATAGTATTACTTCCTGAAATAAAAATCATCTCACATTCTACCCAAGCACATACTGATTTATTAGCTCCTTTGAATATCTTTTCTGCAGCTTTTTTATTGTTTTTTAGTCTACATCCTGTCATAAATAATTGCACTTCCTTGGGGTCGTAGTAATCTACTTTCTTATCAGGATATGTAATTTTCCATTTTTTATAGTTCTTCCCTTTTCCTAAATTAAACCTTACCTTAATCATTTTTCTTTTTATTTTCCAGGCATTTATTAGCATGTCTAATGTTTCTTAAATTAGGTACAAATTTTCCAAAGTTGTCTATATGGATAATAGGAAAATTATCTATTTCATACAGACCGTCTTTTCCTCTTTTATTAGGTTCTGATATAGTGGTTCTTATCTTTTCAGTAAACAAACTCCATATCTCCTCAGCCTGTTTTTTACTAAGACCATGACGTTCTGCTACTTCTAATAATATTTGCTGTTGTCTATTACTCATTTGGTCCTAATATTATGAATCCACTTGGAAGAGGCTCTTCTTCTATAATATTATCTTTTCCATTAGCAGGTGCAGCAAGTTTTCTATTCTTTGTTGTTTCTAAAGGTTCTTCTACTTTTTCAGGTAAAGGAGTTTCTGGTTCAGTTTCTGGTTCAGCTTCTTTTGGTTGAGGTGGATTAGTTTTAGCAATTACATTTACTAGGTTCACTTCTATTTTAACTCCTTCTGAGTCAGGTTTAAATTCCAAAGCTTTTGCTAATATACCGTCATCGTTAAAAACAGGTTCTCCAAATATAGTTTTCTTCCTAAGCCTAGAGAGTATAGTATTAAACTGCTTTTCTTCAATATCTAATTTTTCTCTAGTCTCTTTTCTCATATCAGTACTTAAAATGAATTTGGCCCTCTGCTTAGGTGGGAGGGCCTCATATTCATTATTAAGCTGAATGATTTCAGCTAATACCTCACGTTCTTGAGGAGTTGCTTCAAGGCTAAAATTCAAGAACGCAAGGATTTGCCTATAAATTTTGCTGTCGTCTGTAGGCAAAGTAATTATTTTTTTAACCATAACTCATTAATTTAACTAATCACTTCTTTTGCTGATTTTTGAAGTTCCTGATCAGTGTTTAACATTTTTCCCAACTCATTCCATTGTAATAATGTACTCTCAGTAAAAATACATAGAGCAGACATTAATACATTAAACTCCATTTGATATCTATCCATACCATTAGGTTTGTTAAATGGAATAGATTGAAGTGCTCTGGAAGGATATCCTGGTTCTGATAAATAGACTGTAAAAGCCCAACCAACTGTTTTGTCCTTTTCATCTTTGATAGGCTCGTTCTTATACACAAAGAACATTCCTGTACCTTTTGAGATATGAGAATTGTTTATGGAGCTGAATATTCCGTCCATAATATTTCTTAATGTTTCTACTTCTTTTTTCATAATTGTATTATTTTAATTTGTAATAAAAAAATGTTTGGAGTGTTTCTTGAGATTTGGTACTCTACTTCCACATCTTTATTGGTATTTAAACAGTATATCATAATCTTAGTTATGATGTCCTCTTCTAGACCAAATAATGCTTCTAGTGATGCTGATTTATATATCTGTTTAACCTCTGGCATCAATTATAAAAATCTGAGGGACCACTCTGTTTTCCCCTACGATCATTTGTGCCGTTAATTCACAACCGTACTTTTGAAGCACAGCTGCAATTTCTTTTTCACAAGCCACTCTCTCATTTTGTCTAAGCTCTCGTGATGTTAGTACTGACTCTTTTCCCGTTTCCTCAGTAGCCTTTGTTGTTTGTTCTTCTGTCATAATTTATTATTTAAATTGAAAAAATTTGCATGTTTAATCTGTATTTCCCTCTACTACCTGTTGGTATAATTAATTTTCTTTCTTTTAAAGATGCTATATGCTTATCCAAAGTAGGAGGTGAAATATTTAGTTTATCCATTATTCTGGCCTTATGTACTTTATCCGCATACCAATAGTTATGCTCCATATCAGACTGTATCAAAATATAGTATAACACATGAAATGATACATCCTTTGATAGTAGAAGAACACTGTCTTTTGTATCCAGATAAACTGTGACCATTTTCCTTTTTCTTTTATAAAAGTTCATACAAATATATAATTTCTATCGAAACTTGATAGTACAAATATAAAAAAAGTATAGTTACTATCAAATATTGATAGCAATATTATAAAAAATTAATAGTAAAGTGTATATTTGTAGAAACTTTTTAAAATGATTATTATGAGTATGTATGGAAAAAAGTGGCATCAGTCACGTATTTTTAAACTCTTTTTGGTATTGTTTACCACTACACTTGGAGTTTTATTTTCTTTTGTTCCTATGGGAGGAGAGGGTACAGGTCTTGGAGCCGCATGGGCAGTGTCTCCTGCTTTAGGAATTCTTCTATTATTAATTTTCCTTTATGCTATTGGAGGTAGTATTTATTTCTTTATTAAAAATGTATAGGTTATGGTAGGGTATTTAATTTTAGCAGTTTTAAGTTTTGGGTTATCAGGAATAGCAGAAGCTGTGATGGACACACTACAATTTAAATTTAGTGAATCTGTATTCAAAGACAAAAATCAAATGTTCTGGAATCCTCAGATATCTTGGCAAAATAAGTGGAAGGACGGCTGTCCTAAATTCGGTGAACGTTTTTGGGGGTCTTCTACATATTTTGTATTTGTTACTGATGCTTGGCATTTATTTAAATGGATCCGTAACAGATTTATAGATATTTCTATTTTTTCTTTAACTATGATGGCCTTATCTTTTTGGTATTCATTATTTATTACTATTTTTATATCAGTTCTTTCTAAACTTCTCTTTGAGAAGTCTTTTCATTCTTTTTCATAGTTGTGTTTAAGTTTTAGGTTAAACGAAGAATCCTGGCTGAAATGGTCAGGATTTTTTTTTGCAATATACTTGACATTTAAATAAAAAATTATTATGGTGTTAACTATCATAAATATGGTAGTGTTACTATCATAAACATGATAGTCAGACTATCATAAATGTGATAGTAATAGCCTACCAAATATGATAGTAAGAAAACGCTTAAGTCGTTGGTTTTCAGAAAATTAGATAGATTTTTAGTGTGAAAAAATATATATAAGGTAAACGCAGTTTACCAATTACCTTCTATTCTTCCATTATAACATGTGTAATTTGCTTAAAATTTCCTTCTTTATCATAGATAACTATGATGAAATCATCTGATCCTTCTAACGGAATACTCTGAATTATCCCTGCGTTTTCCTGAAAACTGATATTATTAAAAAATTCTTCCATAGTACTAAGATAATACATACCCCCCATATATTTACTAAATCATTAGTACCCCCCACTACTTTTAAAATTTTGATGAGAATACAGATGTGGTTAGTACCACAGTCCACGACCCCTCTTAAGTTTTGGCGGGGGGGAAGTACCCCCCGTGTAAAAACTTAAAACTTAAAGCTATGTTAAAAGGTATTTATCATTCAGACAGAGGAGAACATTCAGCATTACTAATTGTATCTGATCCAGTAGGTATGCTTAACGAACCTGTTTATGTTAGACGTTCTTTTGTTCAAGAGAACAAGCTAAACATAGGAGATTCTATGGTTATTCCTGCTGGCTACAAGGTAGTGAACTGGAAAGAAGTTGAGTTGGAAAGCGGTACTACCGTTATGTTGAAGACATTGGGGCTTTGAGCCCTAATGTTTTCGAGTTTCTTCTAACAGATATACTTTGATGAATATAAATCTCAATAAAAGAGTCGTTAATCAACTGACGTGATAGTTGAATAAACAGTTATAAATCTTTATAAATCAGATAGTTATGAAGAATTTAGTGATTGTAAATGGATGTGTTACACCTCAATCTTGGCTTATAAACGATAATTCGTAAAGCCAGTATTCTCTCCTTATAGAGAATTATTATAGCGAAAAGGTAAAAGGACTCTCATGTACCTCTAATCTACTTCTCTCTATAATCTAACACATTCTACCTTAGAGTCGATGAATAATAGTAATCGACTCTTACTTTTTAATACTTTCATCCAAGCAGGATATAAATTGAACAACCGATGTCATTAATTTGGCTAGTAAACGGCAGTCTTTGTCAATGAAATAAATTGGACAAAGGTGATTATATTCAAGGATTGCAACCTTGTGAAAGTACTAATAGAATAGAATAGGATATATGGAGGGCTAGTCACCCACCGAAGAGAGTAAAAAGGGCGCACCTCGACTGTGTAGAGACCTCAATAGTGCATTTGACCGTGCTGAGAGGCGCAGAAAATCTCTAAATTAGTTACCACTGCGTGCTTTACACCGTTTGTGTGAAGATTGGCCAGGTAACACTCTCGCTCTGTTCTTTCTATTAGTAAGATATGGTATCGTCACTCTTCCCTTAACCGAGTGTCTATCCAGTAAGTTGCTGGCTCTCCCCACCTTTGAGTAGATGATGTGGGGCAATTGATCTACTATGATAATCGCCTTCCCGTGGCGTAGATCGTGAGTAACCGTAAGGTGAAACCAGGAATTATCAAATGTCTCTATTTTTGCACTCAAACCGATCCCAATGAAACAGATTATTGTTACCCAGAAAGAAATCTACGATGCTATGCGTCCTTCTGTTCAGAAGAATAAGAAGAACTATACTCGTAAGAAGAAACATAAGGCCCGTGGTGAGGATTGATTCCTTGCCACATAAGTGATGGACTCCTTCGGGACTGCCATCAGTTCGTAGTATGATACGGATGCAACGCTCCAGGAATGACTTATACCTCTCTTCCTGTTTCGCTTTTAGCAGTGAGCGACAAGTTACCTACCATTCTGCGTTTGCGTGGTAGGCCAGACTCCAAGAGAGTCAAATCACTGCTTCTTTTTGTCTCATTTAAACTCAAGTATATGTCTTTTATTGTATTCAACACCTTTAAGAAAGCCGAGCATTATGTTGCTCATTGTAACCGTACTATTGATAAAGCTTGTACACACCCAGGATATGACTGGGAAACTTGTGACACTTATATCAGTGGTAACTTGGTGATCAGAGAGCACGCTGGCGACGGATGTGGTTGTGGATGTGATATGTATCTCTTTAATAACACCTATGTGATAGGTAGGATTAAAGAAAAGATTTCTGAAAATTGTCAGTAGTATTAGGCAATTAAAATACTATAATACTTGCTCGGTATATTTGAGGCGCAAGGATATACTGTAAGCTAATTTAGTAGCTGACAACTTGGAAAGACAAGTATTTTTGGCTTTGAATTGGTAAGAGGTAGGCAATAAACCTACTAAAGAGTTCGATTCTCTTCTTAGCCACTTAAAACTTAAAATTTATAAACTATGAAAACCTTAATTTATTTCTCATCAATCACATTGATGTATCATTTAGAATGTTTATTCATTTATACTATAAGTCCTAAAGTAGAATATCTACAAATTGCTTCAAGTGATGTGATGTTATTTATTGGAATGGTAATAGCATTAATTTCAGGAAGCCTTTTAGCTATGGAAATCGTAGAAAAATATGATTTATAGCTTTAATTTAAAATACAGGTCAAGCCTATGACCTTGTGATTAACTGAGAATCAGTTTATAAATTCACCTATCGCAACCGTAGGTGTCTTACGTTAATGAAGCAGGATATTAAGCATGGTTAGAAAACTCACCTGTCTTGGAGAAAGTAAGACTAATAATCACTAAAGAAAGATAAGGGAAAGTGTCAAGTTTAAGCAACTTTAGAGGTTGACTACGCTACATATAACCTTATCCAGTGTACCCTTGAAATGCCATTTGAGAGGGATAAACAATGGAATTTATTCTAGCGTGACAAAACACTGAGGAGTTGGCAGCAAGAGATAGAGAACCAGTAACTTGACCTTAATTGGATATAGTTAGAATACGTCATACTATCTCGTGACCATTTGTAAAGTGATTTACCCAGTGAGTGTAAATTAATGAGTTCTTAGGTACTAACAGCTTTACAGATGGTGCTAATAGTAAAACTACCTGTTGAAGGTAGGCAATGTGATATAATAGGAGGAGCAAGTTACGAAAGTCAGCGTTCCCGACCTTATCACTAACACAAACCAAGTAACGTGTTATGTCTATTGGATGGTGCATTAGGGCATTGTGGATGTAGATGAAGCAGTTATAAGACCTGAGCACTCCACTTGGGGGCAGGTAGTTTTATTTTTAAATCTAAATTATTATGAAAAGAAAATTCAAAAGAAAATACAGTTATAATTTTAAATTAAGAATCCTATTAAGTATTGTATTTGCAGTATTTGCAATACTATGTATTGATTACAAAGTATGGCCTTATGCTTTTATTACAGGCTTTGGATCCTTAATTTTTTTATCAATGGCTTTTAGTATGAGTAATAACGACAAATATGACTAAGTATGAAAACATTTATTTTAATTTTCAGTTTGTGGACAGGTCCTCAAATTGATGAGATAATATTTGATTATTATCTAGAAACAGGTAAAGTTGTAGCTCACGAAGATAATGAGTATGACAAATTAGAACGTCCAATGTATACTATTCTTATTGATGAAAAAACGGCAATAGACTATGCATATAAAGGAGAGATTAAACAATGGATACGTACAGGTAATTTTGAGTACAACGATTTCTTAAAAGATTAGTAACAATTAAAAACAAATAAATATGAAAGCAATTATGGTAACAGGTATTATGCTAATTGGAGCTAACAGTTATGGAATGGAAATTTCTCCTTTATCTAATTATGTAAAATTAGAATTATTTGATAAAGGCTTTAATTATAAAAAGCATAGAAAGAAAACTAAAAAAGCTAGAAAGAAAAACGTGTTTAAATGTAAGAAGGCTTATATTGGAAATTAATTATGGAATTTAGTAGAAAATCAAGGATAACAAAATCAAGAGGTAAATGGTATTTATTTTTAAATACAGGAGGATTTACTAAAGTAATATGTTTAAACAAATAATTTAAAGAATAATGAGAGGCAGAATAGAAATTGTAATTTATTTTGATTCTACAATGAAAAACAGTCAAAGAATCAAAACAGGGCCTACTTTTGAAGGAAAAGTAAGTGATGTGGTACAAACTGTGTATCCTAATTGGTATGCTTATGATCCAGGAGATGGTCGAATTATTTATAATCCTATTAAAATAGAAAAATAATGTGGATTATATGTAATAATAATCCTTTAGATAGAATCTTTTTAATAGCATTATCTACAGGGATTTTCTCAGAAGTTAATAGTAAAGTCGATTATATTCCTTTAAAAGGAATTGAATTTGATAATTGTATAATCAATCTCAATTAATTATGAGAAAATCTAAAGAAAGTACATTATGGTTAATGTACGGTAGCATTATATGTACAATGCTGATTGTATTAGGCTTTTGTGGTCTAATATAAATGGAAAACGGCACTAGTTGAAATATACTAGTGCCTTGTTATAATTTATTAATATCAAGAAATCATGGTTAAGAATATCATATTTATTATCATCTTAATAATATCCTTTTTAGGATATTCTCAAAAATCTTCTCCTGATCCTGTTTTAACATTAGACGGACAGGTTTGGGGAACTGATTCTGTTATGTGCTTTGTATATTTCTTTGATCAAAGTACAGAAAATTGGGTTTATGTAGAAACTTATCTTTTTGGAGATGAGTATTATTTTGAATTTCATAAAAAACAATCATTGTATAACCTCTCTTTCTTTGATTTATATGGAGAAAAAGAGAGAAGTATTTTATTATATGTAGATAATACAGGCAAACATAGGATAGATCTAAATTATGATGATGCTCCTTTAAGAGAAATGCTTGTAGTCAATAAAAAAAACACTTATGATGAGTATATAACAGCTCATTTAAAATGATTTTTTCATAATTTTTAAGTTTAAGTTTTAAGTTTAAAGCCCTTCTATTGTTTATTAATAGAGGGGCTTTTTTATGAAAAGATTAAAATATTAAATAATCTATAATGTTCTCGGTAGATTATTTGAAGGTTTATAATACAATCAGTTACTGTCATAAAGTAAGAATAATGATTAATATAATCAAAACAGGACAGTTTTAAACAATCATTGTAAAAACCTGAACTTTTAGAGAACACCAAAACAAAATATAATTTAATAATCATTTAAAAATTAATGTTATGAAAACTGTTGAAACAATCGAAGGAAAAGAAATGTTGTTGGTGTCTGCAAAAAAAGTTAATGGAGGCAAAGTTCAATTAGAATTCGCACAACATGTAAGTAATCCTAATGCTCGTCCAGGATCAATCGTAGGACTTTTGAATAGCTCTGATGATCGTTTTTCTAATTCTTTAGGAGGACCTCGTAGAGCATGGTTAGCAGGAGAGCCTGCTGATATCCAAGCTAAATTGGGTATTGATGTTTCTGATCTTGTAGAAGTAGGAGCTATGAAGGAGCTTAATATTGTTAATCCTATGATTAGTGGATATTCTTTGAATATCCAAGTAACAGAAACTACTGAAGGAACTCAGTATGATGTTGAAAACTTTGAAACTCGTGCTAAACGAGCAGGAAAAGATGGAGATTTCATTACGACTGCTTCAGGAGAGTATATCTATACTCGTACTACTGTAGTTCTTGGTGAGCCTAAGCATGTATTTATTGAGAATACTGCAAGAAAAGGCTCTGATGCAGGATTAGCAGCTTCTGCAATTCAAGATGCAATTGGATAATAACTATCTGAAATAAAGGGGGAGTAGGTTTTTCGACTTACTTCCCTTTTTTCTTTTTATTTAATCTTTTATTCTTAATAAAAAATTTAGCGTATGAAACTTAAAACTAATAAAAAACAAAAGGTAAAATTATCTGAAATAGGCTTATATCTTAGAATAATTCAAATGGACTATAATCCTCAATCAATACAAGAATTAGCTGAATTAATAGAAGAACATTTTAATGTAATATGTACTGAAGAAGATATAAGATATTATGAGCAACTACATCAAGAACAAGAAGATTATGAGAAACTATCTAGAATGATAGAATTTGGAAATTTGGAACAATATATAGAATGAAAATAGTAGTAGAAATTCCTTGGAGAGGGAATTTAGTAAAAGTAGATCCAGAAAAACCACCTAAAGATGAAAGACAGTTAATAGGTTTTCTTAGATGGAATAATGCTCCTGCTTGTTTTGTAAAAACAGATAATGCGTGGAGAAAAATTACTAAAGAAGGACAATTACTTTATGTATCAAGAACACTGTATTTACTATCATTAAAAGATTGGTTAGAAATAGCTCTTGATGATAAATTTACAGGATATATTTAAATTAAAACGCTATGAAAAGTACAGAATTAAGAATCGGAAACTGGATAGATGACACTAGTGAAGATGGTGGATTTTTTCAAGTAGAAGGAATTTGCAAAGATAAAGAAGGTTTTTCTGGGTACTATATAATATACCGAAACGGTAGCTTTAAATGTAGCCTTGAAGAAGATGAGTTAGAAAGTGATTTAATTCAGATTAAACCCATCCCCCTAACAGAAGAAATACTTTTGAAGTGTGGGTTTAAGAAAGATTTAGACGGAAGTTTTCAGAAAAACGATGTTTCTATTTTTTTAGATAAAAGATTTAAAACTAATTTATATTTACAAACCAATGATTCAAATAGAAACTTTATTTGGTTTGGATATGAATGTAAAATTCAACACCTACACCAACTTCAAAACCTTTACTTCGCACTAACAGGAGAAGAACTAAACATTGAGCTATGAAAGAAGAAGAAAAAAGAGAGTTGTTAAAACACTTTGCAGAGTGGTATGGAACTGCTAAAAATATAAGTTCTATAATGACCAATCCAGATACCTGTATAAATGAATACATAAACTCATTAAAGCCTAAGTTAGAAGTAGGTAAGTGGTATAAAGAAAAAGGAGGTTCTATTGCTTTCTATCAAGGTGATAATGTAGAAACTTACGGTATGAATGATGTCGGTACGTGGAGAAGCAATGCTTGTTGGTTTCATGATTGGAATTTAGAAGATGACGAATGGACACTAGCCACAGACGAAGAAGTAGAAGAATCCTTAATAGCAGAAGCGAAGAGAAGAGGATATAATAAAGGATGCAAACTATCTGGTGATATTGGCAGTTCATACATACCGAGATCATCAAGTAGTCCTGAATTTAGGTACTATGAACATAAAAATGCGTTAGAGATGTTCGGTATACACGTTTTCAATAATGGAAAATGGGCAGAAATAATCGAAGAACCAATAGAACTAACATTAGAAGAAATCGCTGAAAAGTTTGGCTGTAAAGTAGAACAAATAAAAATCAAAAAATGAAAGTAGATATTTTAATTAATGGAAGTTATAAAATTGTTTTAGTTCCTGAAAATGATGTAGAAAAAGGTATATTAGCTGCTATTTCTAAAACAGAAGTAGAAGCTAAATCTATTGAGCAGCATACTCAAATTCTTGATAAAATTGTACAAGAAGGTTTAATAATATCTAGTAAGAAAAATGAAGTGAAATAGTAGGCTTCGGCCTACTATTTTAACTAAAGGAAAGCCTAACGATCATTGTAGGTACTGTAAGGAGCAATTAATTAAGAGTATAAAACTTAAAAACAGAGCTATGAGCAAAGAACAAACACCGATTGAGGAACTGATTGAAAACGAAATAACTGATTTATATCATGAGGGGAAGTATGATTATGATACTTATTCAAGACTTCATGATTTGCTGTCAGATATAGTTACCAAAGAAAAGGAACAAAGAGAGGAACTGATAAAGGAGATTGCAATTGAATGCTTAGACCTACAACTAAATGAGGTTGAAGAAACATACAAAAAATTTGGTTGTGAAGAAATAGCCGAACAATACTACAACGAAGTAATTAA